GAGGGTGCGCCATAAGGGAGCTGGATAGTGGTCTTGTCGGTGACGCCGTTGTGAACCAGAGAGCAGCTTGTCTCTCGCAGACGGCTATCTAGAAGGGTCTTCCACCCTTTTCCTGTATCGACCGGGGCATCCTCGAGCCTTACCTTCTCAAAGAAGATACCATCAGCCCGTTGCAGGATCAGGTACAGGTCGTTCCCTAGGAACTCACACCCGAGAATCGTAACGTCGTCAGCCATCTTCCATTTGGACCACGCCGATTGTCTCTTTTCGGTGCGCTCATAGTGGAACTTGTAGGTGTAGATAGCGTTACTCTCGCCGCTGGTAAGGGCGGCAATGAAGTTCTCGTCACCGTTACAGGTGAAGTGGCTCAGGCCCGACGGAATGTACGTAGGACAATGAGCTGTCACGTCGTCGGACGTGTTGATCCCTGCGTCTTCTCCAATCAGGAACTCACGTACACCAGCGCTACTGCCTCTCTCGAAGCCGCCATACACGTTAGTACCGCAGCCGATTGGCCGGACATTCTTGGACATTGAGTAGTCCGTGACCCGGTCGATGGCAATGGTACTAGGCGTCAGGTTGTTGGGAGTATTGATGGTGAACTGAGCGTTCTCCGCCCCCAGCATTACTGTCTCGTTAAACGGAACGGCATGCTCTAGGACAGACACCTTGGTCGCTGTGATCTGTACATCAATCGGGTCCCCATCGAGAATGCTTGTGGCCGTCGTTGGGAAGAAGTTGAAGAAGTCACTGGCCGCTGAGAGGATTACATTCTCGTCCGAGGTAACACCCAGTCGGTTACGGAAGAAGAAGATGTCGCCTAGGGTCCGCCCAATGAATGAAGGGAACGGAACACTATCGTCGTCGCCTGCTTCCCGTGGTGCCCATGAGAGTTGCTCGAAGTTGAACTCACCGTTTGGCTGGCGGATCAGCGCATGCGGCATACTCGCAGGATCAATCTCGATGTCCAGGTCAGGAGCTACGGTCTCGATCCACTCCCCTTCCTTGACCCACTTTACGTAGTAGTCGTCGAAGGCATTACTAGGATCGCCGGTGATGCGGATAACGTAGTTGGCAGGTGCCTTGCGGGGCAGGTCCGTGAAGTTCTGAGTCCCTGAGGCGTTCAGGCCCACCATGGACGTGTTGCCAAAGCCATCCTCCGTGCTAACCGAAAGATCACCACCAGCCACGGCGTTAGTATCCTCAATGTGGATCACTGAGCCGATCAGGTTGAACGTCAGGTTCGGGAAGTTAAGGGCCAGACGAGATCGGAGCTGCGTAGCGATGAAGGCGCTATCAACTTGGGCCTCGTTACCACCGTTGTCACCCGACCAGTCAGGCGTCGTGTGAGACACTGAGCCATTCACGTTGCTACTGGCGATGGTCACGGTGTACGTCTTACCGAAGTTCCCCTGCTTCACATACACCAGCGAGGTGTCCTTCTGAGCCGGGGACTTGGAGCCAGACTTGATGGCAGGAACCACGGTGCGGTTAAGGATGAACGTGTAGTCAGCCACGGTCACTGCCCTTAGGTCGGCAGCGGTTCCGGTGCTGAGGTAAGCAATCCCGTTCGGGTTATTCACGACCCGCTCAGAGCCATTCAGATCAAACACCTTGATACCGGAAGACCTCACGAAGGCGATGTGCTGGTTGTTCTCATCACGGTTGATGACGTGGAGCATAGCGCCGCTTTCATCAGTCAGGCCGGTGAGCTTGGCAATGTACTCCGTGTTCGGGCGTTTGGTCAGGCCCTCGGTCAGGCTAGAGAGTGCGTTGGTTTGGGTCCCTACTTGGGAAGCCAAGCGGATGTTTTCAGCCTGCTCGCTAATCCCGCTCACGAATGAGGGGAACTCTCCATCGACCATAGTCATCTTAAATTCTCCGGTTCATTACGCGACTAGCTCCACCTCGGGAGTTTCGCAGGAGCGTCTTGTCGCTCGACTGCACGTCGCCGCGTCTCATTTCTGCCAAAGCCTCAGCCTCGTCATATGTCAGGACCTTGTAGTCGTTGGTCCCCTTACCCACCGAGCGGCCATAGAATACGCGGACTGTACGAGCCTTGATGTACTCTTGGGCGTAGGGAGGGATATCAGTGAAGTCGAGCGCCCGGACGATGTCGAAGTCAACGGTATCGGTGAAGACGTCCGTGTTCTCTTCGTAGTCCCAGAGCTTGCCACCTCGCCATACATAGGGAAGCGATACGTCGCAGGGGTCAGCCTTCAGGAAGTCAACGCCTTGGAGGATGTTGTTGCTCCCGTCCGGGGACAGGGTGACTTCTTTGTCAGTATTAAAGTTCCACCCTTTGAGTAGGACTGAGCGGGTCACTTCATTGTAGACCCGTTGAGCAACAGCCACGAGGACTGAGGTCTGGCCGACGAGGGTTTGAATTGGTGCCTCGTGGATTTCTTCGAGACAAGAGTTAACCACGTCTAGCTCGGTCAAGCGTTCAGGTGCTGCCATAGGAGTCTCTCATTTGGGGTAATAAACGAAAAAAGAGGGGAGCCATTAAGACCCCCCTCAAATGGGTGACTAGGTCATACCAATCTATTATGGTGCGCCTGTACGTACCTCTACGGCACCTTCGACACGGACCTTGCCGTGGCCAAGAGCCTGCTTTGCGACCAGCAGGGTATCCTGATAGTCAACACGGTGACCGGTGCTTTCGACAGCAAGGTCGATCAGCTTCACGGTGCCCACGGCGGACTCATGCATGATCAATGCGGCAGTCGTCGTGGCGTTCACGTCGTAGTCAGTACGGAACTGAGACGAGATATTCGTGATCGGCAGGTTGTTAGTCTTCACAAGCTCAATGCCTGCAATACGAACAACGGAGCCATCAGCGTAGGAACCACGGCCATCCCAGTCCTTGTTGATCACGTCGGTAGTCCGAGCGAGCAAGTAGTACTGAGCCGGGCGCAGGAAGCCATAACGCTTGTCCTGTTCCGGTACGTCGTTCTCATCCAGCGCCTGTGCGCCATCGAAGAAAGCGGTGGCCAGATCGGCACCTACGGTCTTGGAGTTGGCAGACGTGATGATAGTACCACCGGGGAGACCAGTAACCTGGTTGGTAGCTGTACGAGCAGCGTTGATGCCGACCTGCATAACGGTCTTATCGAACTGCTGGGCAAGGGCATCAGCACACTCAAAGGCGTACTGAGAGCGTACGTCATAGTGGGCCATTGCTTCATCAATATCAGCAATCGCTACGTCGGAGATGAGCATGTCATCGACCGGGATCACGACTTCAGCGTTATTGATAGCCTTACCGGTCAACTGCGTACCGGGTGTGTGGTAGGAAGCGGTGTTCTTACCAAGGCGCGGGAACTGAGCAGACTTGCCGCTCTGGATGTTACGCACCATATGCTTGTCTAGGGTGACTGTCTGGGTCTGGAATGCAGCCAGAACTTCGCCACCAAAGACTTTTAGGAATAGGGCCTTATTATCGCCAGCAGCGTTAACCTGACCAATTCGGGTAGGAGTAGAAGCCATAAGCTTTTCCTTCCTTTCATCTTGGGGTTGGAGTTGGGGTGCTTTCCGCAGACCGCTTAATGCGTTCCAAAGGTTGTCCGTCGCAACGGGCCAGTGATGCTATTCAGCGTCTTTGGGTAGCGTTATTCGCGCTCAATGTACTCAGTAAGAGGGAGTGTAAGCGGGAAATGGAGTTCGGTGATGAACGGTGGGGGTTCATACCGGGTAGGCTTTCCGTTCACTGTTACATGACCGGGGCCGACATTGTAGGTAACAAGGACTGAGGACGCCGTATCGAGCGTCACAGCTTGTCCTGTGAAGGTGAGTAAGCCCTTAAACACACTCATAGCCTTCTTACGCGAGAGTGAAGCAAGTGTACCGGAGACCGTAAGGCCACCCGTAGCAATGCTCTGCGCGTGATACTTTTGGAGGGATGTCTCTCCGCCTGTCACTGTAAGAGTACCCGGGGAGGGTTCTTGAGAGGATTTGCGAGAGAGACTGGCGGACTGGCCAGTGAACACCGCACTACCGGGTGGTACTGAGTACTTCGATAGTTTGGCTATTGTTGTAGCCAGCCCTGAGACGTTCATAACACCATCAGACACGTCTTGTCCATGGTACTTGTATGTGCTGTTGGTTTGTCCTGAGAGATTCATAACACCATCAGACACATCTTGCCCGTGGTACTTGTAGGTGCTGTTAGCCTGCCCTGAGAAGCTCAGTGAGCCATCAGCGACATCTTGCCCATGGCGTCTGGAGAGACTGCTGGTCTGCCCTGAGAAGCTCATCGAGCCGTCAGCGGCATCTTGCCCATGGCGTCTGTAGGTGCTGTTGGTCTTCCCTGTGAAGCTCATAGAGCCTTTGGTTGCCGTATGCTGCACTAACGTTATCGGAGGAGCAATAGCAATACTGTACAGGACCCTCTGTTCCGTGAAGGTATTAGCACTGATTAGCGTTAGCGTTCCACTGTCGATCACTTCGGTGGAGCAAAGGACGGCATGGACGCCAAAGCTTGCTGCGTTGGAAACAAAGCTGGCGACCTCAGGCATCCCGGGGATGTAGCCAGTGTCTAGGCCGTCATCAGAACCAAGGAAGGCGAGGTGCAGGCAATTGCCCTGCGTCGTCGTGATGTCGAGGGGCTGACTGAAAGCTACGCCACCACCTTCGCCTCTCCATCCGCTGGTCTCGATGGGCGTCGTTGCGTCGTGGCCGCTGATGCGGGAGGCTGTGATGCAGGCACGCGTTGTTACGTTGGTGGTAAAGCTGTAGGTAGCAGGTTCGCTTGCGCCGCCAATCTTGTAGCAGGCGGTCGTCGTCAGCTCCGATGTACTGCCTGAGATGTTCTGATAGAGGGCCGTGAAGCCACTCGGCATGGTGATTGTACGGGAGCCATCGACCACGATGAACAAGACGATCAGGCTGTCTTCACACTCCGCTTGAGTACCGGGGCGGTTCACTGTGGCGGTTGTGCCTGTGGTAATAAGGCCCGTGGTTGTCTCATCCAGAGTGGGACCACTGTAGCTGGCATCGCTTGTCTCAACACCTAGAACAGGATCATTGGCAGTGCCAGAGCTGCTGGCCGAGTAGATTGTTATCTGCTCAGGTGTACTGCTGTCAGCGGGAGCGTTGTTGGTACGCTGGCGGTCAGAGGCCATGACGAAGCGGAGATCGCCTCTCAGGGCAACCGCTGTCTTCAGTGCGGTCTCGCTGGAATATTTCACCACCTGATTGGTAGCGGTCATAATAGAGGAGTCGCAGCTGGCCCAGAGAGTCTTTGATCCTAGGTCTGAGCCTGCCACAAAGTCGCCTGAGGTCAGAGTACCGCCACCCCAGTCATGCTCTCGAATCTCGAAGGTGAAGTCCTGAGTGGACTCATCGTTTTGAAAGCGGAAGTAGAAATCAGCAAGGTCAATGGTCTCACCTGTAGGGAGGCCGGAGCAATCCACTTCGCCGAAGTATTCTCTGCAATAGTACTGAAACGTCTCCTCTTGTCCAACTTCAAGCCAGCTGGTGGTGCTAATGGAAAATCTGCCGAGACCTTCACGGGCGTCGGAATAGGAGAAGTCCCGGCTATTGATAACCCCATCAGTGTCTTCAACGCGTAGGACGTGAGTTGTCATTGGTGTCTCCTCAGGCCCTCCATAAGATCGACCAAACGGTCAACTGGGTTTTCCCCAATGGCCGGGTCATCGACGCGGATGGGGTTCTTTAAGATATGCTTCACGCCATCGACATCGACTACGGCTTTCGCTTGGCCATTGTTACGTTCGATGGGACGACTGTCTGCGTCCAAGGCCATCACCTCAAGCCACAGACCATCGTCAGCCACTACGGACTTGATGACGACAAAGCGTCGGTCGCTGTCCGGGCGACGGATGACCTTTGGGTCGTTGCCTAGAGCGGACTTCAAAGCCATGCGGCGGTTGGCACGAGCCTCATCGCGCTTCTGGCGGGGCGTAGTGCTAGGGTTCGCTAGAATGCGGTCCTGCTGGCGTCGTGCCGAGCGAGCTACGGACAGCTCATAGGATTCATTACGATTACTTGCGTCGTCTAAAGCGTCGTGATGAGACATACAGCACTCCTAAGCTTATCATGCAGCGGTAAAAATACCAGCAGCATCAATGACAACCTCAAAGTCGTGAGTAGTATTGTTCTGGTCAGTCGTCATGTCCTCGTAGGCAATGATCTGGTTGGTAGCCACAATGTACAGAACAGCGTACCGGGCGTTGGAAAACCCTGCTGCGTTCTCACTCCATAGGAATGTTGCTGGGCTATCAAAGGTTACCGTACCAGCGGCCTCAGAGACCGTGCAGGTTCCTGCTGAAATACCGCCTGCGGTGTACCCGGTGCCTGACACTTCTGTAAGAGATGTCACCAGGTTGTTGCCGCTAGGGCTAGTTGCTGAGGTGTACAGACCCATCTTGACGTTGTCTGCTCCCTCGAGAGAGGTTTGAGAACCACCGGTGATGCGGTCCTCAATGAATGTTTCGTTAATCTGCCACGCCATCTAACGGGTCTCCAAGTTGCATATTCAATTCAATCAGCTCGTGACGCAGGTGTGCGGGAATCTCTTCCCCCTTCGCACGATGACGGGCGATGATGGTCTTGAGGCGTTGCTTACGGCCTCTCCATCGGCGCACATGGGCGTCTGTTCGACGCTGTCCTGTGGCTATGGTGACGGGTTGCCCAACCCAAGCGGTGGTCTTAGGGTCCTCTACAGGCGGCTTAGGCGCTACTGTAGCCATTGCTTCATCCAGCTCCTTCGCTGTGATGGAAGGCTGGAGCTTTCGTTTGATCCATCCAAGCATATTAGAACCTCATTTCCACCCTGATAGGACCACCTGATACACCTGAGGAAACTGCTCGCATCTCAGGGAAGGCGGTGACCCGTCGCCCGTCGTCCTGTGTGAAGGTAATGATATCGAGCCACGGCATGTTAGAGGTCGTGCGTCCTTGTAGGGTCACGGTCCCCGTGCTTGTGATCTTGCATTGAACAACGCCGTACTCGACCCTGTTGAAGTTGTCGATCTCAGTGAGCGCACCGGTGTGATCCGTGGCCACGTCATCGATCAGTACGTAGGTTGACTTAACCATCTCGAGACATGACCTCCATGTTGGTACGGGTGAACCACCAGCGCAATCCGAACGATGCGGCTACGGTTCCGAGGAACGCCACCTGATACCAAACGGGCGCTTGGGATACGTAGTCCCAGCCTCTCATAACGTGATCCTGAATACCCGGGAAGAATGATCCCACAAAGGGAGCTGACAGAATGATCGTCAGGTATTCATCCTTCCATGAGTATTGGGATTGACGGAGAGCTTCGGTATCCCAGTCGCGCTCTGCGGTGGCGACCTTGGCCTGAGCCTCAGCCTGCGCTACGGCGACCTTAACTTTACCCTCAGCCTTGACTTGTCGGGTTTTCACCCAGCCGCTGAGGACGCTGGTGATGCCCTTTACGATGAGTGAAAACATGACTGTAGTCCTTACAGGTTGCTGACTGCCATCCGCTCCATGACCTTATTACGGAAGGCTGGGTCGGTCTTGTAGTCAGGCGTGTTGATATCTTTGAGCCACTGAGCGCGAGACTCATACGGCTTGGGTCCACTAGGCATACTGGTGCCCTTGCCTTGGAGAAGGTTCGGCTCTTTGGTAGCGTTGTACTGAGCGACTAGGCCCTTCACGGCTACGTTGATCTCGTCCTTAGAGCCACTCTCCATGACGTTGTTGTAGACGGTCTTCTCGTCCACCGTCATGTTGTCATTGGCCCACGCCATCATTGACTCGAAGTTGTCCTTGCCACCGGCCAGGTTATGGATGTCATTGGTCAACTGCGTGGCCAACGCCTCCTGCCCCTGAATGAAGGCATCGATCATTTCATCCGACAAGCCCTTGGAGTTCAGGGCCGAGCGGGTCTCATCGGTGAGCTTCCCGTCGTTGTCGTTCCATTCGCTGGACAAGGCATTCATATCGAAGCCAAGGTCAGAGACCACCTGATCAGCTTCTTCGGCTGTGGGGGTTTCTACTGGTTCGCTTGAAGCCTCGACTGCTTCGTCGCCGGTGCTACCGCCCTGCCCAAGCTTACGCTCGAGTTCACGATAGCTCTCGATCAGCTCTTCCGTACTGGAGAACTTACCAAGGATCTTACCGTCGCCATCCGAGGAACCATCGTTGTCTGTGGTCTTACCCTCGGCGGCACCACTAGCTGTCAAGTTGGGATCGACAGCGGGAGCTTCGTCGGTCTGGAAGGTAACTGTCTGCTGCTGTGACATGATACTACCTCCTGCTAATTCTTGGTGATGATGTTGCCGTAAGCACTCACGGAGCTATGCTCGTCCAGCTTACCACCAACAGCCGCAAGGTTTTCCTTTGCGCGTTGCTGTGCTTCTGGATCCGGGTCAGCGCCGGGGATGATGTCATCGCTAGTGTCGATCACCACATCGGTTTCCTTGGCATCGGCTGATAGCGTAGTTGCCGTCGGTTTCTTGTTAGCCATTTTGCTCACTCTCTTGTTGTTGTAGCATGCCCATCTGGTCAGCCGCCTTGTCGATAAGACCCGGAGCTGCCTGTTGAGCCAGCGCAGCCATCTGTTGCTGCATCATTTTCTGTTGGAACTCTTCCTCTGAAAGAAGGAACGCACCTCGCTCGATACCGTGCCCTACGGTTAGCTGATCCAAGATAGCGTTCTCGTCCAGCCGCATGAGGACTTCAGGACGTACCTCTGCCAGAGCTGTGATGTCCGACAGGAACCCACGGAGACGGGTCAGGTCGTGCCCACGGCCAAGTGCTTCAAGACCTGTTACAATGACAGGCTCGATGTTCTTGACCTTAACGTCGTGCTGGTACATCAGGCGCTTAACAATGGGGAGCTGGAGTTCTACCGCAAGGTTGGAATAGAAACCACCTAGGGCGTCTTCAAGCTCACCAGCGACGAACCTGATTTCCTCAGCCGTCACACGCTCTGCATCACGCTGGACCGAGGTGTTCATTAGGAAGGCCATGCTCAGGCGTTCTTCAATGCGCCGGATTGCAGCGTCAGCGATCCGTAGATCAGCGAACTTCTCAAGCTGCAAAGCCACTACGTCATTAGCCTCACCTACAACGAACCCGCCGTTCTCTGTTTCGAGAAGGTCGTCGATGCGTGTGATGCCATTAGGGCTGACGAGGAACTTAACCTCAGCAGCCGCAGCGGCAGCTTCAACTACACTTTGGGATAAACCTTCGAGGGAGCGCAGGTCGCCTGCATATTCCTCAAGGTAGGACCGTCCGTAGTCTTCACCATCAACGCGAGTTGCGCGGAGGGCGATCCAAGGACTGGCATCCTTCGGGTAGGAGCCGTCAGTGCCGGGAATAACCTGGCCGTTAACTTCCTGCTGGACCTGCCAGCGGCTGTCAATCAGCTTAATGTGCGTGTAGAGGTCGATGTCCTCATCACTGTCTTCGATATTATCAAGCAGAAGACTTGCTTGTTCTGGGAGTGTACGTGCTGAGACCTTCTCGCATACCACAATTTCGTATGGGAGATCGTCGGCCCCTCGGGCTACGACGTACTGGCGGAGTGAAAACACTCTGGGATTACCCGTGTCGGGGTCCAAATACACCAGCATGTTGCCTGTAATTAGCAGATGTTTAAGGGTCTCAAAGATAGCAATGCGTAGGGTTGACGCCTCGGTGGCGCGTTGCATTGTCTTTTCTGCTTCGGCAAGTGCTAGGTCGATCTCTTCTGCGAGACCTTCCTGTTCGTCCAGTTCTTTCTTGACCGACGGTTCAATCGTCAGCCTAAAGAATGGAGCATTAGGGGGGAACAAAGCGAGCAGCAGCTTGGACGCAAGGTTGTTGACACCTCGTGCGCCCATGCCTTGATAGGCTGTCTCGAATGTTGTGTAGGCGTTGTCGCCTGTTTTAGGAAACAACGTCGGGATCGTCAGCTCAGATACTTCCTCAGCACGGAGCGCGTAAGGGCTGCGCTTCTCAGCAAGCTTCTTGTACCGGGAGGCGGCTGTAACGACTTCAAGGGTATGTTCCATCATTTACATGGGGACCTTCAAGCCGCTGCCTCCGGGAGACTGCAAGCCCACTTTGAGAGCATTGCGTCCTACCTTGCTGCGGTTTCGCAGGCGTCCCGGTGCCTCTTCTGTGTTAAGCCTAGGAGCTTGTGGTGGCTTAGGAGCAACCTGAGCGGGAGGTGTGGGTGCCACCTTTGGGGCTGACATAAAGCACATGGGAACATCCTGCGATATTGGTATCTGGTTAGTCGAGAACTGACCCTCGTTTCTGGGCCTTCTGTAAGTTCTCTATGAACTGGACCACCTCTCGGCGGCCTTGAGCTTGACCCAACTCGAGGAGCGATGATGCTCGCATTGGAGTTACGTCAGGGTATTTGCGTTGGAGATAGCGCACAAAAGCGGGTGATACGCTTGGCCAATCATCCATTTTAGGTAAGGGTTCGATCTTTCGTCTCCCTGTTAAGGTGGTTGAATTTGGAAAGCCTCATAATATCAGAGGGTTGTATCCGTGGGCACTTCCAGGTTCCCGGCTTCAAACTCGTTAAGAAAGCAAACAAGCTGCCCAAGGTCCTCAAGACGTACAAGAATAGGGTTCATGTCATTGATTTCCCGATAGAAGGCAACAGCCACGCTTGAGGCGTTGGCAGCGCCGCAGCTCACCTGCACGTTGACAGTAGAAACTCCGATGCCCGACTCCTCAAGCCAGTACATGTCCCGCCCAGTCATAGCTCCGTCTGGCCGCGTAGCATGTTGATACGCATATCGGCGTATCGCTTGACCTTCTCAAGGTCGGTTACCTCACTGTCAATTTCGTCCATTCCCTCATACATCTTACTACCAGCGCGAGACGCATACTTGATGATGTTCCCCCGCCAGAACTCCATCTTGTTACGCATAACAAACGTGACGGGTTCGATTAGGTATTGGGTGTAATGAGGCGGGTGATTGATAAGAGCTTCTTTGTCAGTCTCTACTTTGGTGGGGTCCATAAAATCGGCTCCTTCTTATTGAAGTCATAGTCGGCGTGACGGAGAATACGGGCACATCGGGCCTGAGTGAGGGCATGGTCTTCGGTGAGACCTTTGCCCACATAGGTTTCTACCACGGCTTCCCACATATCGACGGGGTCAGTCAGGCCATCGAGGATATCGGTAGCTTTCACTGGGCCGATCCGAGGACAGCCTTTGTAGTTGTCAACCTGATCCCCGGTCAGGGTCTGGAACATATGGAACCAGTTAGCCCGTTCGTCGTCAATTTTCTGAGGCCCCTTCTCAGGGTTGTTGGGGTTGTACCAAGTGCAGGGGACTGTCTCCATGTCCTTGTCAATGGACACCACGATCTTCTTACCGGGAACCAACGTAGGATGCGTAGCAAGAATACCCATGACATCATCCCCTTCAAGGGTAGGACGTTCATAGATGCGGTAGCGGCTATCCTTTACCAACTCTCGGGCAGCCGCCCATCCAGAAGGCTTCGCGCTCCCTTTCCGGTTCTCTTTGTAGGTACTCAAGATCTTCTTGCGGAAGTTCTTTTTAGGATCAGACAGGGCCACGATAACCCCTGTTGCTTTGAGCTTCACAACCAGGTTATTGATAGCGCCTCGGATTATCCGCATGATCCGGTCAGGGTCAGAGTAAACGGTACTAGCGCCATTCTGCCAGTCGTACTTCTCTTCCTCCGCAGCCGACGCTTGGAACAGGACAATGTCTCCATCGATCAGCAGGGTCAACTCACGCATCGTACTTATCCAAGGGGAGAGAAGGCTGTGCTGAAGAGACATCCCGAGACTGAGTGTGATAAAGGATGCTCTGCCCAAAGAGAGTCCTCACGAGGTCTTGAGCTTCTTCATGGGACGGGAGGTTTTTCGCAAACACAATACCCAAGGCGGGGGTAAAGAAGGTCAACCGCAAACCTTCCTCGCCCTCTTGACCAGACGTGATCGTGTATTCAGTAACGTCGTCACGTTTGACGGCGGCTTTCCCGACACAGGACTCAAGCCACGGGTTATTCGATAGTGTTTCTTGAGTAGTACTCATTAAACCACTCCTCCAAAGTTGAGAGTTGATAAAGGGGACGTGTCTTGCCCCGATATTCGTAGGTGCCATGGAGCTGACCGCGTAGATTAGCTTCGGCTTTCTTGTAATCCGCATAAGGGATCGTCAGGTTTTTGATATCGACCAGAAAGGAATACAGGCTGGTCCATAGATACTCTGACTGTGGCATTAGTGTGTCTCCGCCCAGTTAATACCTACGTTGTAATCGCCCGTCAGGGGACAGCGGAGGCCCAAGGACCGCCCTGCCTTTTCGATAGAAGAGACGCCAGCCGTGCCGATGTCCTCAGCAAACCCGGCATCACACTCGATCTGCCATTCGTCATGTACGTTGGCTACGAACTCGTAGTCATTGTCACCGATATGATGGCGCAGGGTTTCATCCAGATGGACAAGGGCCTGCTTCATAACAACGGCACCCGCTCCTTGGAGCAGCGTGTTGAGGGCTGCATGCTGTGAGCGGACGGGGATGATGCGCTTATCCAAGCCGATCAAGGAGTCCTTCTTCTTGGCTGCCGCCTGCACGTCGTTGATCAAGTAACTGAGTGCGGGGAGCGACTTAAGGAAACGATGACGCAACGCGCCGCCAACCTTAGCCTGCTCGGAAGAGCTTTCATCAGGAGCCACAATCGACCCCAGCTTCGGGACGCCTGCTCCATACAGGAACGCGTAGATGAACGTCTTGGCTTGGTCACGGGTCTCAAGCCCAGCCGCCGCTTGGTTGGCTGAGTGTACGTCCCCCTCAGCTACGACCTGTGCGTACTCACCGTTGTCATATGCGCCCATGTAATGAGCCAGCATACGCAGCTCCAAGCCAGAGGCGTCGATGCCTACCAGCTTCATGTCCTCAGGAACTGTCATAAGAGATCGGAATCTCTCACCGTAAGGCGACCGGTTCCCGGGTATCTGCGCCAGGTTAGGCTTGGAGTGGGTCATACGACCTGTCACTGCGCCGTTGGTGTTGACGTAACCATGGATGCGGCCATCCTCTGGTGAGACTGAGTGCATCAACGCCTGCTTACCTTCAGCAAGCTGTCCGCACCTCTTCTGTAGCAGTAGGTACTCACCAATCATCTTGGCTTCAGGGTAGTCCAGAGTAGACAGGATGCTTTCATCCATCTTGGGACGACCATCAGGCGTGAACTCAGTCGGCTTCCAGCCGTACTCAGTCTTGAACCTGTTGGCAATATGCTGGAGAGAAGAAGGGTTGAACTCAATGACCTTAACCTTGGTCACCGTCTCCCCCTTCGTGTAGCCCAGCTTCTTGTTGTTCACCTTGGGAGTGAACTCCCCGCCACTCTCATACCAAGTACCGAAGCGGTCGATTAGCTGAGTACGCAGCTCTTCCCGGCGAGCAACAAGATCACCGTACAGGCTCTGAGCAGACTGCATGTCAAACAGGAAGCCATGCTCGCTCTGGCGGTGGACAATCTTGAAGGTCTCATGCTCAAGGTGAACAGCAGTAGGAGCTGTCTCGAGGAGGTCTTCAAGCTTCTGGTACAACGCGACGTTGACCATCACGTCCTGCACGCAGTAGTCCAGCATGTCCTGTGACAGGTGTTCCCAGCCTCCGTCGTAGTCGTCCTTGTGGTTCTTGAGGCGCAGGCCCCAAGCCCTCAATGAGTGGGAACCAATGTCCCTGCCAGTGATGGGATAGTCAGCCACAGTAGCTCGCTTGGCAAAGTCCAAGCCCCGGAGGTGCGGGTACTTGAGGCGTGAAAGAACAAGGGTGTCGAGAACTTCGCCCGTCGCACCGTCCCACTCAGGGTACACCTTGGAGAGGGCTGGGAGATCAAAGCCTAGGATGTTATGGCCGATCACAGTGTCGGCTTCCGAGAGCATTGCTAGGCCCTCGTCAATTGTCCCATCGACACCATCAAGCGAGGCGTCAGCAGAGAAACTGTAGGCACGTTCATCGTCCAGGTCATAGACCACTATGCAATGGACACGGTCGGTTACGTCGAGAAAACCATTGGTCTCGATATCGAAAACAAGACGGGACATGCCGCGCCTCCTCTCTGTGTGTTAATGTGTGATGGAACTAAAAGTCTGCCGAAGCAGCCACTCGGGTGTGGTCTTGGAACCCCTCCGTATCGGGCAGACTCTCGATCTCATGGAGCATACCGGTGGAGTGATCGTACTGGAGATACGTAAGCGAACCTGTGCCTCTCCCGGTGTACCTCTCCTTTAGGATACGCATGGTCGTGATGTTCTTGAGCTGCTCATCGTTAGACTGTTGGTCTCGCTCAAGGCCAATCATCACGTGGGACCAGAAGCCAATGCTCCGGCTGCCCTTGAACTGACGAATAGTAACCCGTCCCCCTTCTTCGTGGGACTTGCCCTTGTCAGGGGTGGTCAGGTGGGAGATCATGCAGATCGTAATCTCAAGCTCCTGAGCCAGTGTTGCCACTTCCTTCATCAGGGTCTCGAGAGATTCCTTCTCGTTCTCCGGGTCAGCCATAGCGGTCAGGTGGTCAATGAAGAAATCAAGAACACCCTCGGCTAGGTACAGGTAACGGATGTGCCCTTCGATCACAGACCAGTCCGTCTCACCGAAGTGGTTGTAGAAAGTCAGGCGGTCCTTCTTCTCAAGGTCATCCATCACCTTGGTGTATTCGTCCTGAGACCACTCCCCTTCCTCGAGGGGAACATGGAACGGACGGCCCGCAGTCTTACCTGCGATGCGTCGGACTGTCTCTTTGGGCATCTGCTCCAGGTAGAATACAGCAGCGGGGAGACCCAAGCCTCCCTGCTCCTTGTCGGCGATGGTGTGGGCTATGATCTGCGTGAACACATCGGACTTCCCGATACCTGTACCGGCACCAAGCGTGATCACCTGACCACGGTGTCGGCCATAGGTAGCCTTTGTAAGTCCTTCCCACGGCCACGGCAGGCCCATCTCCAAGGGAGCTAAGGCATCCTCTTTGATATCAGAGACGCGGACCAGACCATCAGGCCGATAGGGAGTTGCTTCCCACACGGCGGAGGTGATGGCTTTGGTCTGCCCTTGGACAAGACATTCCGAGGCATCCTTGAGGGGGAGCGTGGCAATCTTCGCCTTACCCGGACTGAGTAAGAGGGCGCATTCAACTGCTGCCTCTTGCCCCGGCTCATCCATGTCAAACATGAACACGACCTCGTCGTACCCCTCAAGGAATGCGATGTTATTCTTTACAGTCTTAACCGCTGAACCAGTGCCATGCGGTATGCTAACGACAGGCCATGAGTTACCCAAGACTTGGTCCACAGCCATGGCATCAAGCTGACCCTCAGTCACTACGATCCGGCGACCGCTCCCACTGCAATGCTTCTGGCCAAAGAAGGGGAGGTTTGAAGTGTCGCCTACGATCTTGAACTTCTTGTGAGGATAGCGCAGGTGCTGAGCGACAAGCCGTCCATCGACATAGTATGGTGATACATGGCAGGTCTTGTCGGCCTTGTCCTTACCCATAGCATACCCGAAGCGTTCACAAGTTTTCTTCGTGATCTTCCGGGAAGGAATGGGGAGTATCTCGAGGTCGGTCAGCATGGCTGTTTCCTTCGGTGGTGTCGAGGGCATGGGTCGTGATTGACCCTCCCCCTTCTCGTGATGCTTACACCCGAAGCAATACCCGGAACCATCCGAGTATCGCGCCAGGTTATCCTTACTCCCACAGGCGGGGCAAGGCTCATGCTGTATGAACGTACTGTCGTCAGCCATGGTGGCTCTACTTATTCAAGCGATAGCGGGAGTAGCGGACCCCGTTGGGATCGGTATGCATCTCAGTGTTGATGTAGTGACCAGCCTTACGCAGCTCGCGGATAACCACAGGGAGGTGGTCAATCTGGTAGTGCATGCTGGCCTCGCGCTTGGAGATAGGGCCATGCTTCATCAAGTGACTAAGCACTTTCGTTGTCTGTGTCATTGTTTGTGTCCTTTCCTTGAGATAACCACGCGCCAACGTCGAAGGTGGGGCATGACTTATTACTGGTTAGATCGCGGTGACCTACGATATCCTCAATGGGATGCTCGTCCTTGAGACGCTCGATCAGCTCTTTCAGGGACTTGTACTGAGCCTCGGTGAAGTTCCTCTCGTCGTTACCATCCGCACCCTTGCCGCCGATCAGGCATATGCCCAAGCTGTGCCGGTTGTAGCCGTAAGCATGAGCGCCTTGCTGATGCACTGGGCGACCGTTCTCGACTGTACCATCGCGCTTGATCACGTAGTGGTAGCCGATGTCCAGCCATCCGTTAGCCCGGTGCCAGCGTCTGATCGTACTGGTGCCAATGTCCATCTCAGGCGGTGTCCACGAGCAGTGAATAACCAGCATGTTAATCTTGCGGGAGTTACTCATGGTAACCACGCCAGCTTCTGGACGTAGGCTTTGGAGGCGCGTGTAGTCTCGCTGTCCTCTGTTAACCATTCATCAGGAATATCCTTGTGAGCATACTTGAAGCCATGCTTCTCACTCCAAAGACCATAGGAAGTCTTACTCGCCTTGTTGAGTAGTTGACGCGAGTTAGCGAAGACGAACCTCAAGTCGATTTGCGGATGCTCTTCACGCAGCCTCAAGTGCTTGGTTCTGTCGGCGGATTGGAACCACCCCTTAACCTCGATCACGATACCGTTGGGAAGAACGAAGTCAGGCCGGAAGCGGGTGTGCCGGTGGATAAGATACTTAACCGTGCCGGGTTCATAGGCAAAGGCCATCTTTCGGGCCTCAAGAGACGACGCAATGCGTTCCTCGAAGCCCGACCGATAACCTAGCGATGTCATCACAGTCTTGTTCTTAGACGGCATCTTAGAAGTCCGGGTCCATAGTGGAACCGCTTTCCTCAGAGCGGTCTGCGAACCCTGAGCTGTTGCCAGCAGGCTCTTCGGGGGCCACGTAGCCACCCTCAACAACACCGAAGGCACTGGAGCTGCTTCCAAACTCAACCAGCTCGACGATCTGTACAGCCTTGAGGCGGAAGCTTACGCCAGCACCCTTGACGGTCTTACTGGTGCCGTACCAAGGGTAAGGCTGATACGCCACAGCTACCTTGGAACCACCGCCTACTCTCGGGCGGTCGCCTTCGATAACTTTACCGGCAGCATCGACCAGGTCGGGCGTATTATCCCAAGTCTCACCGGTCTTCTTGTTCCGGCCTTCCGCTTTAACCTTGAAGGTGACAAGCCAGTCGCCGGTCAGCTCTTCGTCTTCGTCCTCTTCGGGTCGGATAGGGGAGCCATCAAAGTCAACCTGCTTGCCCTTCTCATTCCACATGTCACGGGCGGCTGGCATCAGCGAGTCGTGAACCTTGATAAACTCCTGAGCTTCTTCCTCAGTAAGACGGAAGGTAACCTTGTAGTCACCGTACTCAGGGTCTTCCCGGTGCAGGTGAGGGTACACGGCGGTATGTACGCCGGTCGTATGGATTGGATATTTAGCCATTAGTAGTCTCCGTGTTGGTAATCAGTAGTTTCCCAGCCCCGTTGTTCCATCTCCGCGAGAAGGTCCAGAGGAAGGGGCAAGCCTGCTCGACGCCATTCGCTGGCCGACAGGCTAAGTTGAGCATTGGTCAGCGTCTGGTAATCGACAGGGGGATAGAGTTCGGTGTGATCCACAGTTCTCATTTGAGTTCTCCATGCACGTAATCACGGAGCGCCCACGCTTCGGGGCTGTCCGCATTCCACGCGCTGTTAAGAAGGTTGTTGGTCTTGGCAACGGTCTCGGAAATCGGTAGTCCGAGAGCGTCCATGGTTACCACCGCAGCAGCAACTAAGGCATGAACCTGCGTCTCTGCTGGCAAATGCTGGACCGAAGACACGACTGTCATAGCCGCACCCGCTGCCTCAGCAACGCCGTGGTTGTTAAAGTTATCAGGGTTGAAGGGCATAGGGCCTCTCTTTCAGTCTCTCTTATGGTGGTGGTTTCTGATAGCGTCTCTCTTAGGGTGGTGGTTTCTGGGTGCGGCATCGCGCCGCTGTTAGGCAAAGAAGAAGGACGAGTCCTGCACCAAGCTCAGATCTAGGTTACCTGGTTCAGGGAGTTCTTCCAGTTCAGTCTGGTTGTAGTCATCGAGCTGGCTGTAGATGTTCTCCCGGAAGGTCTCGAGGACCGGCTGAGAGTACATCTCGACAAAAGTCATACGCAGTACGGTGTTGAGCATGGGGACGTCGGCTGCGTGGCAACCATAGCTGTCATGGACAACGTGAATGCTCACCTCGCCCTCGATGTTAGCGTCCATCAGGTTCACCGTCTTCATCAGGTGAGCAGCGTCCATGCTGTGCACCCAGTTAGGGGCGATCCCGTTCTGCATACGCTTGAGATCCACCTTGTCAGTGTCCTCGGCCAGCGTCAGGCGGATCATGCTGCCTGCCAGAGCTGTATCGACTCGACGTTTGTGAATGCTCCGATAGTCCTGCATAACAGGAAGACCAACCGGCGTGATCCAGTGGACAGGGAGTCCTTCGCTAGCAACCAGCGATGCAGCACCCATGAACCAGTCCATCAACTCACGGGCCTTGATCACGGTGTCACCCGTCGCCTGCCAGAGGATCTCTCCCAGGTAACCCGCAGCTTTCCAGCCTTCATCACCGAAGGGGTAGTCATCCTCTCGCTGCCAGTCATTGATGGTGTCCTCGATGATCTGCTGACGGAAGCCAAACTTGGTGGCACCGTAGGCCAGCGTCATCACCGGACGCTTGCACACCTTGCGGGTGATGTTTCCCTGCCAGCCCTTGGCGTACTCATGGCCAGCCGCAGCGTCACGGTCAACGATGGCGTTCACCTTGTCAGCTACGATACGGTAGATATCCGAGGGCACATCCGAAGGGATCATGTTAACCGCAGCACCACCTACTTCATCGCGAAGAGCGGCGCTGAGGTTCTGCAGGCCGTTGCATGAGCCATCCAGAGCCACCGGAAGATGACTGTAGAACTCCTCATCTGCGTCACAAGCAGCACAGAAAGCTGCCCACTCATAGCAGAATGCGAGGAACAACCATGCACCCTTACCACCGTCGGCTTCAGTCCACCAGCGGTTAGCATAAGGATCGTTGGCACACTCGATGATCTGGGCCTCGTGATCTAGGACCCACTGGATCCGGTCTTCAAGCGAGACCTTGTCATAGCCAAACACGTTGGCTCCATGAACAGCCAGCCATGCGCCGCCGTCTTCTCCTAGGGGTTTGCCTTCAGAGAACTCGAGGAGACCCTTGGCCAGTCCATTCCCCTGTGGGTTGAGGAACAAGGGTACTGCATACACGCGACCCCGGAAGTCCATCTGATGAGGGAACCAGATTGCCTCACGATCAGCAAACATATGGGCAACCTGAAGGGTGCGTGTTGTGCTGAGGCGCTTGGACATGATCCGGCGGTTCTCATTGTGGATTGATGCGGCATCCTTACGCCACGCCTTACGAGCTGTCTCGTTGGTCTCGATGTCAGACGGCTTAGGGGGTAGCTCAATGTGATCATGGGGAGGCAGCTCGCCTACCTCAGCGTTGGCTTCGTACATAGCCTGAGCCACCTCGAGAACCTTGGTATTCACACGCCACGCAGTCTCCTGCACCGTGTTGAGAGCTTGGTAAACCTCAGGCATATCATAGTTGGCCAAGTCAGACAGGTAGTTGCGGTTGTACACCTTGATCATAGGCACTCGAGACGCGCCGGTCTCCCAGTAGCCACCATCATAAGGCTTGGTCCAAGGCTTGGGCGGAATGATCGTCGGCAGGTAAACCGGGGACAACATCATGGCCCGGTCGTGAGCCTTCTCGAGCAGCTCAATGCCAGCGTCAGTCAGCTTGCAGTACACCTCCTCCTTCGAGGTGCCTACGTTAGCACGACCAACCGTCACGAATCCCGTTGAGGCAATCAGCAGGTCGATCATCTTGGTACCGACCCGCATCTTCTCAGGCTGGGTCCATGAGCGCCAGGTTACTTCGGTCCTGTTCATAACTGTCAGCAAGGCAGCTCGCTTGTGCTTTTGATTGCTCGTCCGGCGGTCCAGTTGGTACTTCTGGTGACGGTAAAGCTTGCCTTCTTCCTTCTTGAAGTGGCTGAAGCGTCGCTCGTCCTCGATGTTCGCACCAATGGCGATGGCTAGCCGCTGCATGTTGAAGCGTTGGCCCCCATCAAGGATGGTCTTGAGTGCAATGAAGCAGACAACGTCAGGGGTGCTGCCCATCATAACCTTGGCGGCTTGGTTGTTACGACCGGCCTTGCCTGTCTTGACCTCGTCCAGCCATCTCTCGGTGGCCGCAACGAATGGCTCCAAGAGTGACCGGATGACAGCTTGTGCGCCTTCCGTCGTACTCAGTCGGCCCTTCTCGGTGGCCTTGTGGAGTTTGCTCTCTGCAATCTCTCTGCCCCAGCCCCTCATGTGAGCTTCAAGGTCAAGTTGTTCGTTCAGTTCGCTCTCGGTGATGACTCTCTGCATCCTGTATCTCCTAATGCCCATCCTCGGGTCTCTCTTAAGGTGGTGGTGTTTAATCTTGGTCAGCCTTAGGCGCTCTCCCTTTGCGGGTGTAACTGCCCCGGCCTTTCTTCTTTCGTTCCACTCGTTTGCGGAACTGAGCGGAGCGCAGCGACATCGCGTAGTAGTTCCGGCGGTCCTTCTTCTTGTGCATTCTGTTTCTCCAAAGCAGACAGGCCAGCGCTAAGTGTATCAGGCACGAGGTGAGCGTAGCGCATGGTCATCTTGATGTCGGTATGGCCCAGCCAATTCTGGACCAGAACTATGTTGCCAGTAGCCTGAAGCAGGCGGGTGGCGCAGTCATGGCGGCAGGCATACGAGACAAAGTCCGGGTCGTCCATTAGCCCCAGCTCCTCCCGGATAGCGTTCCACTTCTTGGTGCGGGCGGCGGTGTTGCTGAATGCGAAGGGCCGCTCGTTGAGGGTCTGCCTAGTGAAGGCTGCAAGTGCACGCTGGGTCAGCGGTACTGTCCGGGGCCGGTCTGTCTTGGTCTTCCAGATACGGACTGACCCTGATTCCAGGTTAATATCCCTAGTCTCGATTTGGTCCAGCTCGGATGGACGCATCCCCGTATCAAGCAGGATGGTGAAATAGTCAGACCACTTCTGATCTCCCCGGGTTGACCAGTAGGACACGATCAGAGACCGCTCTTCTGGTGTGAAGTAGCGGACCCGGTGTGCTGTCTCCTTCAGGTAGGAAATCTTGGGCTTGATGTCCAGCGTCCCCCGGTCTACTGCATGGGACAGAACCTTGTTGATACTGGTAAGCCGTCGGTTGATCGTGCTTGAGGTGTGACCTTTGGCCCTCCATGTCGAGACCAGTGCATCGATCTGCTCGACACCAACGTCCTTGAGTGGAGTGGCAGGGCCTAGTGCGTCCTGAATGATCGACGCGTTGCTGCGTGCCACGGTCTCGCTGCGGGTGCCATCCCAGAACCGCTCGAAGGTCTTGTGATAGGCTTCTGCTAGTGTCTCCTCGTCAGCAGTAGCTGTCATCGGGGATGGGTCCCGTCCTTCAGCCAGTGCTGCCCTGATCTGCCACTCCCGGGCCTGAGCCTCGATCTTCGAGCCGGTAAATTGCTCACGATAGCGTGTCTTGCGGCCTTCACGGGTGACGGAAACGTCGATCTGATACCCGCTCCCTCGGTGTCGTATTGTCATGGTTTTCTCCTATTCAAGGTTGCTGGCTACCCATAGCAGCCCGACGTACAACGACAGGTAAATCACAAGCGTCAACACGCCCTCGAGAAAGGTCATAAGGTCAAACATTAGCGGTCTCCTTTGGTGGTATTATTGGATTCAAACACGGCCTTCGCCCAGCCTCGAGGCGTGGCGCTGCGTATGTTCTTGGTCTTGAGGGATTTGCCCCCAAGCTTTTTCCAAGCGGTGTTGCTCTTGGTGATGCGACCGTCCTTACGTACGGATTGCTCACAGATCGGATCAACGGGCCGCTTGGGTGGTACGACAAACCCGCCACCGTGCCAGATGCAGGTCAGCTTGGTGTATGCATCCTGTGCCGGGATGTAGTCAGGCCATAGCGGGTGCGGTTCATCTGGTTCCAGGTAATCTCCATAGTCGCATGGATCAAACGTGAAGTCAGGCTTCCGCCAAAGCGTTGAGACCCTGCCTCGAGGGTTCTCGAGATACCACGGGCAACCGATGGTCTCCGCAATCTCGACGCCCCACAACACGAGGTCCATAGCCTTCTTCTGAAAGTCAGGATCCCGGGCAGCTTTGGCGTGCCAATGGCGGGCACCAGACGACGCTAGGTCAGTACAAGGCGGGAACATGGAGACAAAGTCAGCGCGGACAGTCTTCGCCCATGCTCGGTCGCCCTTGTCGGTGGCATCCCAGCCCACGAACCGCATGTTGCCCTCCACACGCTCTGGCTGGTGCTGGATGTCACAATTCAAGACGGTGTACCCTGCGTCAGCCCATGGCTGGCCTGCTGTCCCCGTGTAGTCGAACAGGGAAAGCACCTTCGGCGAGATCTTGGACATGTTAGTCCTCCTGATAATGCATGAAGAAGTCGTCCGGTAACACGCCGGTCATCTCGGACAGCCAGTCGGCGTATCGCCATGCAGCCTCCGCGTCGTCAAAATCTTCATCGACGTGCAGCAGGTAATAAGGCGACGTAACGGCAGCGGCCCAGACAGTAACTGAGCCATTCTCGTTCCGGCATAGGTTGATCTCATTGATGATAGTGTTGGTCATTATGCGTCCCCCTGCTCGACCATAACACCATCGTGATAGGTGGCCACGAACTCTGCCCCTTCGATGGTGTCGAACACGTGTGCAGGCATGCATCCCATGCCCCGCCATGTGCGGAAAACAACGTAGGCTTGGCCTTCGTTAAGCGATAAGCGAGCGGCGCGATCTAGTGCGGACATTATGCGTCTCCTTCCAGGTAATATTGGTTGGCTATGCGTACGGCTTGGGTGTAAAAGTTCCAGCGCCGACGGGTTGAGGGTGCGAGTGCATCGATAGGCATTTTCAAGATGGTGCCGTATTGGTCGAGGACCTCTCGCGGCGTCATGCTGTAGCGTGGGCCATCCTTCGGGACGAATTGGACACGCCCCGATTCGATGAAAATATTGACGGATTCGATTGTCATTGAAGACTCCTATGGTTGGTTGATTGGTTATTGGTTGCGGGCGTTGAAGGCGTTGACCTTGCTCGCCGCGCCATGGGCGATTATGGCGATGTTCTTGGCCATCTTGGCCGATCCAGCACACAACATGCAATCAGCACATTGGGTGCGTTGTCCAGCCTCTTCACTGGCCGGGCAGGCAATCTCGCTTTGGGTCATGCCTTCGGATTCACTACGGACCCTGAAGGTACGCCACCCTTGCGCTGTGGCCAGCTTGTGCTGGTCTGCAGTGTCACATGACGCCATGCAATAGGTCTGATAGGCCGACACGTTGGCCATTGAGGTCTGCCATTGGTGAGTGTACCCCGTCCAATCCTTAGCGGCCACGGTGATAGCTTGCCAGATGTTCACCGGGACGGCCATAGGGTCGCCATAGGCACCCAAGCGAACCTTACGGCCTGCGAATGGTTCGGCCAGTTCGTTTCCGGTGATGGCTTTGGGATATTTCCCAGCCTTCCATGTCTTCCATACGTTCAGTGGCGCTTGGAATACTGTTACGTAACAGGAACGACCAACATTCTTACCATCGACGATCGTGCCACGATGTGGACAATTACCGCAAATCGAGCTATCAGCGCCAGTGTTGACGGCATCGGTCGGCTTGATGTCTTGCCGAAGAATCCATGTCTGGATAATGTCGCCCGTCTTGGTATTGCTGGACGATTGGCGCATGCCAGTGGCGATTACTACGATAGGCGCACCGTCAAGCATGCTTGGGCCTTCATACAGCACGAGTCCGTTAGATTTGGGATTGCTCATTGGTAGTCTCCGAATTCTGCTTCTAGTTCTGCCATCATGATGCGAATCTCTTCATCATTGTCATCAAGCCGGGTGAAATCGTCCTCTGAGACGCGATCTCGCTGGGCTGGTGTCATGTAGATCTGAGCCATAGCCAGATCGTAGATATCACCGTTATCGTAGCGCGGCAAGGCGTCAAACTCTGCGTCGGTCAACTTGCCTTCGCGGTCTGGGTACAAGATAGCGTCGAGCGTTTCCTGCATACTTTGAGGGAATGCAGGCCCACTCTTTTCATGAGCAAAGCGCATTTTCAGGGTCATGGTTGTTCTCCATTGGTTGGTTGCGCGACTTGTCGTCGCTTGGTTGGTTGGTCATGCTTAATGGCATGTAGTGACCAGCACCCGGTGATCTGATGCTGGCCAGAAGATGCCATCATGCGTTGCGGTTGA